GATTCCGCCGCCGTTTTCAAATCTATATGTTTTGCCGCCGCATAGTCTGCCGCCGCGCCCATTATCTTCATAATCTCGGATTCCGTGCGCCCTGTGCTGGCTAACTGTGCCATTATGTCTATTGTTCCCTCGTCGCCGTAGTTGCTGAAACTCTGTATTGTGCTTGCATATTCCTTTAATCGGTGTACGCTCTCGCCGTTAAGGTACGGGTTATTGTCGGCGGCTTTCTGCAATGCCTTTTCTGCTTTTTCCTGCACCTCGTAGGCTTCATTTGCTTCTTTGAGTGTTTCGATGTATTTTTTTGCCGCCATTACCGCCGCCGTAATTGCCACGGCAACACCGCCGCCGCTGGTCGCAACGCTCCCCATTTTGCTGGCGAACCCTGCCGCCGCTCCGCCTGTTTCATTAAAAGCGGTTTTTAATCCGTTTACAGCTTTCGCGCCTTTGTTGAGGTCTTTTGATGTGTTGTTTACTTTGTTCTTGACGCTCCGCAAGCCTTTGTCTAGCCCGCTTTCGTCTACTTTCGTTCCTATGTTTACTTCGCCGTCGTTTGCCATACCTTTATAGTCATTCGGGCAAAAAAAAGCGGGGGATTTCTCCCCCGTGCTTTTACATCTTCTTTTCGTGTGGCTTGTCTGTTTCCTGTACCACAATAAATGAATACTTGGACGCTATGACTTTATCCTCGCTTACTCTAAAATGTTCGGCGATAATCTTTTTAATGTCCTGTTGCGATAGAATTAACCCCGCTTGCATTATTCCGCCCCCTTTAGTTGTGCCTGTAGTTCGTTGATTTTGTCGCGCACTGCTTGCCGTGCCGCTTTTAATTCCTCATGATCGTAAGGGTCGCTTTCGCCACTAAGCCGCGCTTCGTAAATCTTGATGATTTTCCAGTCGCCGATGTCGCTAGTTGGCGCGTCCAGCTTTGATTGAAGCGTCCTTATTTCGCTTTCGATTCTTTCACGGTCGATTTCCGTTTTTTTGGATTTTCCCATTTTTGCCCCCAAAATAAAGATTTATATAATGCGTCCGTAGAACGAACGCTTTTATATGCGTTGTATTTAATCAGATTCCCGCGCCAGCTTTTGTATTGCTCGCAGATTTCTTCGGGCGTTATGCGCCCCGCAAGAGAAAAGTTTTTCAATTTCTTTAATTTCCGCCGCTCCCGTGTTATGGAATTACGGCAGGGGATTTTGATTATTTTTCCATGTTCGCCGTAGATATAGCGGATTTTTAGGAATGTAAAGCCCTGCGAAAGTTTTATAATCTGCGTTTTCTTTTTGTTTATTACGATTCCCAAACGCCCGCATATTTCTTCAATCTCTTTTAGTAGAGTTTTCAAAAAATCTTTGTTGGGGTGTATGATATAGGTGTCGTCCATATATCGCCCGTAATACTTACGGCATAAATCAAGTTTGCTTCGATTATGCAACCTATGAGCGTATCGGTATGTTTTATCAATTTCAGTTTTCGGCTCTTCAAAAACCATTCGGGGTATTCGCTTCTAAATTGCTGGTTCGGCGTTCTGCCATATTTTGCAAATATCGCGTTAATCTCCTCTTGGTCTTTTTCGTCGATATTTTTTATTACCTGTTTTACGCTTCGCGGGCTTTTCTTCAATCCAAAATCCCGCAAGCAAAAATCGGTTATATCGTCCTGCAATTTTTCGGCGCATTTGTAAAACTCCAAATCGCTTAAATCTTGCAGATTCTTTAGTACGCTCATTTATTCAACCCTTAAAAAAATATATTTTCCTGCAAACCGCCCGCACGGGGCGGTGATTGCAGGTTACGCGATTATGAAGCGGGGGCGAACGCAACTGCTCGCAAAGCTCGCGAGGCGGCAGGCGGCATAGCCACCGTCGCGGGCATCGCAGAAATAAGCCGCACTCGCAATGTCTTTCAACCACCAATACGCCGAACGGTTATTTTGCGCCTGTTTGCTGAAAGCGAAAAGCGGGAGTTGTCTATTGGCGTTTCCTGTATCATATCCCGCACTGCTCCATGCAATAGAACCGTAGGCTTCAATCTCGCTCATTAAAATAGCCTGTGCGCTTATCCATTCCCAGCCACTAGCGCAACCCGTAGCGCTTCCAAATCGGTTGTAGCCTGTTGCGTTGATTGCATTTGCCACCAATTCGCGGGTGGTTTTCAAATGCGAGCCAAACTCCGCGTAGAGTTGTTGGTTAATTGTCGCGTCCGCCGCCGTGCTTCCTGTACTTGTTACCTCTCCCAAAACAAGCGTATTCATTTCGCTTGCTTTATAGCCGCCCTCGGTGGTGTTTGTCGCGTTCATTCGGCTTCTTCCGAAATGCTGTGTACCGCCGAACCCTTGCCCCGCAACCATGACGGCATGATGATAATTTACGCCGCTTCCTTGGTCGCCGTTATTCATCATCGTATCAAGCCCCGCAATGGTTACATACTGCGAGCCTGTAGTTTGATACTGCCCTGTGCGCTCGTATGCCGATATTGCACGGCTCATTTTGAAATAATCGCCGACATAAATATCCTCAAAAAGCGCATAGCCGTTTGTACCCGCTAATCTTTCCCAAAAAGAGCCATCTGTTATGTATGCCGTTATGTCTTTCGGTGTTATACGCGGGATATTATGAGAAATTGCGTGTATTACGCTCCATACGCCGCCGCTTTCAATCGGGCTTTTGCTTTCTTTTGCGGGTTTATCCTGCACCACCCCCGACAATCGCAGGGCTTGTGATAGCGTCGCCGCGTCCGTTTTGTTTATGTACTCGCTGTAACTTCGCGGGATAATCAATCCGTCGTATCTGCTCATAAATTACCCCACGAAACAAACATTTATTTTACTGCTTGCGGCTATACAGTTTACGCGGATTCCCGTTACTGCGTTCGCCAGCATGACCGTTGTGTTTTCTGTCAAAACTACGCCGTCGCCATACGGATTATCCCAATAGCCGCCCGTACCGTTTTCGCCGATTACATCAGCCCTGTTGCATGATGTTTCAATCGTAAATCGTGCCGTATTTCCTGCGGGGATATGTACGGCAACAGTTACCGCCGCTACACGGTCGGGCGGGTTAATCCATGCGCCTTGCCCCGCTGTAAGGTCTAAATCTTCGCTAATGCCCGTTGTTCCTGTCCGCGCTCGCGGTGTTACTCTTGCGTAACTCATTCTTTGCCCCCTGTGTCGTTGTTTTGTTCATTTTTTGATTCGGTTTCGTTCGCTGTTTCCGTTTTTTCTGCAAATAGTAATTGCTGGAAAATGCGCACCGTTTCATTTTTTGCAAGTTCTTTAATAAGACTTGCATACAATTCATCTGATATTATTCTCATGCTTTTATAGTCATTTTGTCGCTTTAATAGAGTTGCGCTTCAAAAGCCTTTAAGTCCTCGTCCTCTTCGTCACTTTCTAGTGGCAGTTCCCATGCGGCTTTTAGTTTTTCCATTTGGCGGCTGTATGCGTCTTGTTTACCGCTCTTGTTTTCGTATGCGCGATAGCCGATAATTTCATTTAGTTTTGTGTCGTGTAATCCGCATAAAAGGGCGTTGAACTTGTACCAGTGCATATCGGATTTTACAAGGTCGATTCCGTAACGCTCCATAAATGCCGCAAAAATATAATCAGCGTCGATTTTATAATCTAATGCGTTCCCGCTGTCGTTTTGTGAGCGTGGTAATATGTGCGGCGGGTTGCAGAAAAGAATTAAAGCCGCAAGGCTTTTTATTTTGTCGCGCGGTTTTTCGCCCATATACATAAAATCAAAATCGGCGGGCGGTGTGTTTTTGTTTTTGAGGTTCTTTTGGAATGTAAGCCAAAACTTAAAAGATGTGTGTACGGGGTAAAGGTTGCCGTCAACCTCTACGGCTTCGGGCAACCTGTTTTTTGTTAGGTCAATCATTCTGCGGGCGTAAATGTGCCGTTGTTGATTGTGCCTTTGATAAATGACGGCTTGCCGTTTACGATTTCCACCGCGCCCCGTTCGCGGTTATTAAATCCAAGGTCAAAGTCGATATTTTCATTTACCGTATCCATTTGGTTAAGTTTGACAAGTGCGTCAACTTTCCAAGCCTTATAAACTGTTTTTTCTGTGTCGCTGTCGGTGTATGTTGCCGTATGCTTATAGAATACGACAAGCACGGGGCGGTGTGCCGCTTCGCCTGTCGGCAGTTCGTCCACCATTTCAAAAATCTGCTCGTAGTCGGGTTCATCTTTGAACATGGTAAGGCTCTGCGCAAGGTTCGGCTGGTAACTTTCAATTTCTTCGGTCGGCTGTTCGTCGCTGATAAAGTCAAATGTCTTTGTCTGCGGGTTGAGCGCGAGGGTGAAAGTTGTAGATTTTTTAATCTGCGTCCAGTCGGGGGTTTCGCCCTTTCTTCCCAAAAAGGGAACGACTTTTGATTTATGAATTAAATCGCCCATAGTCTTTTACTCCTCTAAAAATGTGCATTTGACGGATTCCGCATAGGTTGTAAACCCCTTTGCGTCCGTGTCGATAAATTGCGGGAGCGTTACCGCTTCGCAGTCTATCTTTATTTCTTCCGCGCTTGTTACTGTTGCGCCGTCCAGTTTGTCTACTATCTGCTTTCCGTACTCCCGCGCCTGTGCCGCGTTCTTACATCTTGTATAAAATGTGAAGTTCCACGCCACTAGGCGCGTTCCGTCCGTGAAGCGTTTTTCTGCGGCTGGTGTCGGGTCATGCCGTACACACGCGCCGTCGGCGTTTTCGTCGGGGATAAGGTCGCAATAGATTGTAAACGGCAAATCTAGGGCGTTTTCTACCCATTCGCTTATTGTTTCAGCTATTTTTGATTGTATCATCTACAAGTTTTCTCCATTGCTCCATTTTCCGCGCTTTCGCCGCTTCAAACCATTTTGCGCAGGCGTTCGGGTTTTTCTGCTGGCTGTGGTCAAAATCCAATCTGTGATATTGACTGTGTGCGTATGGTGTACGCCACTTTACAAGTCCGCTCCCTATAACGGTGTTAATAATCGCCGATTTCTGCAACGCCCCCTCTTTCAACGGACAATAAAAATTACTGTCTGCTAAAACCTGTGCGTCAAGTTTCATCTGCGCTTTGTGTATCGCCGCGCTGATTCTCGCTTTCGCCGCCTGTGTGTCAAAGTTCCCTTTGACTGTAAAAGTTATGCCGCCGTCCTTATTCAAGAGTTACCTCCCAATGGTGCGGGGCGTTTCCCTGCTGGCAAAGGGAGAGCTGCCTGACCGGGCGCTGCTGCTGCGCATGCTGGGTTACGGCCTGCTGCTGGCGCTGGGCGTGGGTGCGTATTTCGGCGTGACCCGGCTGC